ACAGAATAGACAAAATCAAAATAGTCAAATAAATCCTGTTCTTTTGACAGGAGCAGTCCTAGGTGGTGCTGGTTTAGCTCAAGCTGGTACAAATATGGTTGTTGCAGATCAACGTCGTGCAAGAACTTTTCAAGAAATATTAAATAGCATACTAAGAATACCAGGACAGCAAAATCAAATGGGATCAGCATCATCTAATAATGTTAGAACAAATAATGTATCTGCTGCTGCTGAGGTACCTTTACGTAATAGATTAGAATCCGCGTTTGGTTTAAAAAAGAATATAAAATAAGAGTATAAAATATGGCAAAGAAACCAACAACTACAACTCTAGCTGATTTAGTTAACAGTCCCGAGTATAAAGGGATGAGTGATATAGTAAAAGCTCAAATTGAATCAGCTTTGGCGGAAAGTAAAGGAAAGCCAGCGCCATTACCAAAAAAAAGTAAAACTGCTATTTCCACAGATGAAGTTCTTGCAAATCCCGCAATGGTTAAAGCAATTAAAGAAAAAATTGGTGAGAAAGCCACAGAAGAATTTTTAAAAAAAGCAGATGAAAAATCTGCTATCGATGACACAGATAAACCGATTGTTGTAGATAAACAAAATAAAGTCAAAAAAACAAAACAGAAAACTAAAAAACAACGAGACCTTGAACAACAAGAAAATACACAAAAATCTTTTAAGGATTTTATTTTAGGTAAAGGCAGTAAAGCATTTAATAAAATGTTTCCATTATTGGGAGCATTATTAGGTGGTGTGTATCGTGGTGGTGATAAAAATAAAAGTAATGATACATCACAATCAAATACACGTTCATCCGATAGCGGTGTAACTGCAATTTTATCCAGTATTGTTAGTAGTCAAAGAACTACCAATTCTATTTTAACAGAAATACTTAATGGTATAATAGGTAATCGAAATAATAATCCATTAGCACCGGGTAATAATAATCCAAATACAAACATCGGTGGCGGTGGTGGGCTTTTTGATGGTTTAAAAAGTTTATTAAGACTAGTAGGTTTTGCAATAGGTGGAGTTGGTTTAGGAATAGCCGGAGCGGCAGGTGTTTCAGCTTTACGAAATTCTGGGAATGATCAACAGCAAAGTTCCGACCAAAATATACCACCAAAAACTGCGGCAACACCAGCAAATGCAGGTACTGCTCCTAGATTAATAAGTCCGAATGTTAATAATTATAATCCTGAACCAGCGCCTATGGCAGTTGATGCATCAAGAGCAAATGAATCACGTGTAAGACTTGCAGGCACAACCGCGGCTCAATTGATGGGTAGAGGTGCACCACCGGCAGGAAGAATTAATAGTGATACCGAAAGGGCTTTTAATAGTTTACCACCGGCTCAACGAGGACTTATTAGTCCAAATGTTAATAATTATAATCCCGAACCAGAGCCTATGCGTTTGGGTGCTGCTGGACGGACATTTGCCGGTGAAGGATCAACACCACAATCTCAATCTGTTCCAAATTTCCGTGAACCTTTATCTGTATCTCGTATAATCACTGAAGCCGGTTTAAACGAACGGCATACACTGAGTGGTCGTACTACGGAAAATTTAAAATCTTTTAATGCTGAAGCTGCAGTATCCAATGAATTTGGAGCCCCATTTCGTACATCAAGAGAATTTTGGCCTGAACCGACAGATCAACGTGCTGAGGGAGTTGATGGTAATATAGGATTATCTCAAAATAGATCATTTAATGGTGAGGCAGCACTCCCAACTCCATACCAGGAACCTATAATAGGTATGCCTGGAAGAACATTTATGGGAGAGGAAAATGGTGGTGGTTCAACATTAATATCTTCCAGTTCTGTTGGTAATTATAATCCTGAACCAGCACCACCTGAAACAACTATATCTGGTATACAACAAGCTCAAAGAGCACGTATTGAATTGGCTGGCACCACAGCCGCTCAATTGATGCGTAGAGGTGCACCGCCAGCCGGGAGAATTAATAGTGATACCGAAAGGGCTTTTAATAGTATAACACCTGCAACAATTCGTCGCCCACGGAGTTCAGATCCACTTAATTGGCAAGGTGGAGGATCAACGCGTTCGAGGGTAAATCAGGGAAATACGTCAAACCCACAATCATCCCAAACTGCAAGACCTATACCATCATCTTCATCATCAAGCCCACAATCATCTCAAACTGCAGGACCTGTACCACAAGCACCATCTGTAAGTGTGGGGAGAACATTATCCGATGTTTCCACACAAAATGCCATTGCTGAAAGAGCAGTACCTGCAGCACCAACAGCACCACCAGCGACAGCTGTAGACACACCCGCAACGCCGGCGCCAAGAACTGAGCGTTCTGCAAACCCTATTGATCCTAATAATCCAGGACCATTAGAACCATCTGATGCTAGCATCAGATATAATAGATTATTTAGTATGGTTGCATAAAAAAAGGGAGACTTTCGTCTCCCTTTTCAGTATTAACTTGCAAGTCGCTTAAAGAATTCTAAATCTTCACCATCGTCATCATCATCTGTATTAGTGGATGGTGCAGAGCGAGCAGGCACCTCACGTTGAGGTGCTGATTCCTTCCAAGGAAGTTCATCCTCATCATTCTGCTTCCGATTGGCAGCAGCCTGGCGAGAACCAGCAGGAGTACTTTCATCAAGATTAAGAACCTTGTTCAACTTAGCCTTAAGTTCATCATAGGTCTTAAAGTTAGAAGGAGAAAGGAATGCCTGAAGTGAATGTTCCTGCTTCCAAATAGCCTCAATTTGATTATCATTTTCAAAAAGAGGAGCAGCAGAAGCAAATTCAGACTTATCGTAGTTGCGGTAACCCTCAACATTACGAATCTTAAGCTTGAAATTAGCACCAGACCATGGATCAAAAGGATTCATAGGCTCTTCATCCGCAAACTGAGGATTCATAGCTTCGTTGAGCTTATCATAAATCTTCTTGCCAAACTTGAACAACTTAACCTTACCATTATTTTCAGGATTGGCTTGATCTTGGATAATATAGATATTGCTGATAAAAGTCAACTTACGCTTTTGAGCACGTGCCTGTTTACGAGTAGGTGAATTATCATCCTCGGAAATATTCCAAAGCTTGGAATTCAATTCACCGACTGGGTCGGTCTTACCAATAGTTGTAAGAGAGTTTTCGATATACCAAAGACCGGTAGGGCCCTTGAAACCATGCTCGAACATGCGAATAAAAGGAACATCTTCATCACTGGGAGCTGGGAGGAATCGAATGACTGCAAAGCCATTACCGGCCTTGTCTACATTAGGATACCAGAAGCGGTCATCGCCCTTGCTGGATTCACCTTGTGTATTGAGTTTGGCAAGTTCTGCGGTAAGCTTTTCAAGTGAGTTCTTACCAGAATTGCGCTTAAGTTGTGAAAAGTCCATGTATAGTCTCCGTATGTTTTGTATATTTGTATGATCGTATATTTGTATATGAGAGTAAACCCTCATAACTATTTATAATATCACTAGACAGAGAAAAAGTCAACCAATAGTTTTTTGATTTTCTCTCTATCATACTTAATGAATGGTATATATTTCTTGATAAGAAGTTTAATCTCATTCCATACAACATCATCATTAAGTTCTTTATCCCAGTGCTTTAAACATCTGGAAATATCCACCAATACACATAAAGTTTCTGGTGATATGGAATCACTACAGAAAAGCTTAATTAGTATTGGGTGTTGGTTATCTCTTACTATAAAATTTTCATTGAATGTTTTATTTAGTTTCTTAAGGTCACCAGCAATCATATAAGTCAATGATTGACTTCGTTTCAACCAGTCAAGATATATTTGTTCAGCTGATTCATCATAAGCTATTTCACGAATAAAACATTTAGGATTTTGTATAAAATTAGCAAGCATAAGATTATGTGCGTCTCTATGCTTTGCAACTTTTTCAAAAAGAAATTTATCTTTACGCTTATTAAAAGATTCTAAATTTGCAGTTATTTTGCTGTTATATCTAAAGTAGTTATACCCAAGTAAATTAAAATGATTTTTTAAAGCAAGATAATCTTTATACACCTCAAATGATGTCATATAGGTAGTCGTGCAGTCTTCTTGAGGATATTCAGATTTTCGGCTTCACATGTGATATTAGAAAGAATTGTAGGATCTTTCTTGATCAGTGATGCTGCATATTCTGGTTCGAGACTATTTACATCACACCAATGAATTACAGCATCAATAAATTCCATTCCTTTCTCTTCACATAATTGACGAATATCGGTTGAGAAATTAACATTCTTAATCATTAGATAGTAACTCCGGAAAAAATTTAATTAATGCTTTACCAAGAAAATGTACAAATGCATAATAACACCATATCCATATAAAAAACATATACATATAACCAGCAAGATAAGGATATGCTGTATTATAAATTA